AGCGCCAGTATCATAAGTCACGTAAATCTGTGTAGTTATTGCTCCTAGATTTGTAACTGTTAGTGATCCTGCTCGCGCAACCGGGTAGTTCAGCGCGAGGGTGGCATTGGCATTTGCTTGTTGTAGATATGGGCCTGTAGCTTGGATGTTGTTCAGGTCTGTACCGGCAACAATGTTCGTGGCGCGGTTGATGCCGAGCGCTGCTTGAGCGTCGGCGACCGTTGCAGCACCTGTCCCGCCTTGCGCAATTGCGATGGCAGTCGTCAAAGCCGACAACGACGTAATGTCGTTATTCGCCCCACTATTTGCCTTGCTAGCAACGGTCGACGCGAGATCGGTGATCTGCTTCTGGATTTTGCCGAATCCCGCGATGACGTTATCCGTCGATACGATGGCCCCGCCCGTAACGAGCGAAAGTCCACTCAGCACTGTGGCAAGAACCCGCGCGGCGGTGAAATAACGATTGGTTGTGCCTTCCGGCAAACTGTCGGTATTTGCAGGGCCGCCGCCAGTAGCGCCCTGCATAACCCATTTGCTGTCGGTGGCGTCCCAGATATAACGCTGAACATCGGAGCCGACGCCCGCATCTACATCGCCATAATCACCCGCCACCGGAGTAGTGACACCAGATTGGAGCGCCGCCAGGGTCGTGAACGTGCCGCGATAGTGGCCTGGCTGTAGGCCTGCCAGTTTCGCCTTCTCGCCAGTGGTGTAATCCTCGGTGCTCAGTCCTTTACCGGTGACCTTGTCGACCTTGAGGTCCAGAGCCTGATCCAATTGCTGCTGGTCAATCGCAGCGTCAGCTGCTGCCTGCGCACTTGCTGCGGTTTCTGCGGCGGACTGAGCAACCTCGCCAGCCGAATCGGCCGTGGCCTGGGCCGTCGACGAGCGCTGATCCAGTTCGGCAAAGTTCGCATTGATCACCTCGCCGCCTGAGCGCAGGTCTTGACCAGTGCCGTCGTTCGCAGTGGTGCCGATATTTAGCGGCGTGATCGTCATGGGTGGAAAGCCTGTTCAAAGGTTGCGCTGAGGGTGTACATGTCTGCCCCCATGGGGGTGATTTGATAGGTCTTGCAGCGATACAGAAGCTGGTCAGCCAGAGGTGCGGTCCAGTAGAACGGGCTTGCTCCCGCCTGCCTGTCGAGGAAGTCTCGGATCTCTTTGATTTGCGCCTCCTTGGCGACGAACGTGAGCGGCCATGATTGCGATTTGTTGTTGATGCCATCCTGTGCGCGCTGCTCATAGCCGTCGCCGAACTTTGACGATTTCACGCGAAAATCGACCTGCCCTACCGGCTCAATCTTCGCGCACCAGGTGAATGTCTCAATGGCCATACTGGCTCCGCACAAAGAAAACCCCGCGCGGGGCGGGGTGTTTTAACGACCGTTGATGGCGCGCCAAATGAGGCCGTTTGGTTTCAGCTCTTTGGCAATTTGCTCTGTTGCGCCCTGCTTTGCAGCAGAGGCGTACGCCTTGGCCACGGTCGTTGCTTGCTCATCGGAGCCCGAGCCATCGCCATCGACTGTGAAGCTCTGTTGAATGACGATCCCGCCGCGGGCGGCTGCCGGTGACGGCGCAGATCCGCCGCCTGTGGATAGGCCTACATAGCCACCGGCAGCAAAACCGGGCTTGCCGGATTTGTTCAGCCGCTCAAGGTAATCGCGCATGCCAGGCTGTTGGACCACCTCTTTGCGGATGACGACCTCGCCACCGTGCACAACGCCCTTTGGCTCGTACTTACCGCCGTCTCCGGTGTAGCCGCCGTCCCAGTGCTGGGAAGACAGCCAGCTTTGATAAGCTGCACCGGTGTATCCCGATTGGGTTGAGCCGGCGGAACTCGAACCGCCGAAGTAAGCGCTAGCAGCTGAGGTTGCGAGCCCGAAAATAGCGCTGAGCCCAGATGAAGCAGCTTGCCTCGCCTCAATTCTGATCAGGTCGGCAATCACGGACTTTGCGAAGTCGCCAAACGACGCTTTGCCTGTCAGGGCGAAATTCACCAATGCGTCTTCCATTCCGCTGAATGCATTGGTGAACAGGTTCTTGGTCTGCCCGGCCACGTCCTTGGCGCTGCGCAGGTAGTCGTCATAGGCCGCCGATGCGCCATTGGTCCAATCTGCCTGGGCCGCATCAACGTCTTGGTAATACTTCTGCTGCATCGCCAGGCGCTGATCCAGCGCACTCTTGAGCGATGCCGTTTCCTGGTCGTACAGTTCGGTGCTGAACTGGTCCTTGTTGCTCTTGTTGTAATCGGAGTTCAGCTTGTCCAGCTGTGACTGGTATGACTGCTGGATGCCGCGCTGCTCCTGCAAGCGCTGCTTTTGCACATCACCCAGACCAGTACCGGCCAGGTTGTTGTCGAGCCCCTGTTGGGCGCTGGAAAGCTGGCTTTGCAGGTTCTCATCGAACGCAGCGAGCTTGCGCCGGGTCTCCAGCGCCTTTTCAGTCAGCGTGTTTTGGGTTTCGAGCGCCGCATTTCGCTTGAGTTGGGCGGTGATCAGGTCCTGGCTCGCCAACAGCGACTTCTGGTCAGCCGTCAGCGTCTTCTTCGCCTTGATGTCGACGAGCTCCTGCTCCCACTCGACAAGCTTCTTGGCATTGGCGCCGAGTTGCTGGCTGGCGGCCGACTGATCGCCAATCAGAGCGTTTTGTTGCTGCAACACCGCGTATTGCTGCCGTGCGTCATCGAGCGCCTTGGTGCCTGCGTCTTCTCGATAGGCCTTCGGCGCAGACTCCTTGTACTTGTCGCGGATGCCAGCAAAACGGCGCTCTGCATCCGCATCACTCACGCCAGCCGTGCCGTTGACCTTCGCCGCGCGATTGATGTTTTCGATCTCGACGCGGGCCTTTTTCAGTTCGGCCGCCATTTTTTCCGATTTGCTCGCAGTGTCATCCAGACCCTTGTTGAAGCTCTCCTGCGACTTGATCGCTTTGTCCTGAATGTCCTGATAAAGCGCCTTCGCCGCAGCGCGGTTCAGCGTTTCCTGCTGAGTGAGCCCAAGATCGGTTATGTCCGATTGAACCTGCGAGGTTCCGCGCCCGCCGCCGCCACGCGGTCCATTGCCCAACCGAGCAGCATTGTTCAACTGCTCCTGCAGCAACGCCATTTTCTCTTCGAACGTCTTTTCACGTCCGATATCGAGAATCGCGTCCCATGCACCCTTCGCGGCATTTTTAACGGTATTCCAACCGCTTTCGATGGCGCCTAAATTGCTCTTTATCTTGTCCGCTCGGCTGCTCAACGCAGAGGCATAGGCCTCTTCAGCCAGGGAGACGGCCCCTTGCTGATCGCCCTGGCGCACGAGCGCGTCGATCTGCTCATAGGTCGCCGCTGTCAAATAGTGGAGTTGATCATTGAGCGCCTTGGATGCTTTGACAGGATCCTCAGCCAGCTTTTCGAAGTCCGCGACCGTCTCGGACGCTGCTTTCCCGGTAGCCTCTTGCATCTTGAGCGCGGCGACAGCGATGGCGTCAAAACTGCCCACCGGGATCTTGCCGGTACTGGCAAGTTGTACCAGGACCTCCGACGCGGCTCCAACGGTGCCAGTTGTGCGGCTGACCGACTTTGCCAAGGTTTCCAAGCCGTCAACAGTAGCACCCGACGCGTTACCCGTGAGGATAAGCGCCTGTTGGTATGCGCTGGCCTCGTCGCTCCCTTGTTTGTAGGCCAGCGCCAGCAAGGCGGCAGCGGCAGCAGCAACCGTGAACGGGTTGACCAAGCCAAGTACGTAGCCGCCCAGCGCCTTAACCGCCGGGCCTGCTCCGCCAAAACTGTCCTTGATCTGCCCGCCTTGCTGCAGGAAAACGCTCAGCGGGTTCTGCCCAGCCTGTAGCGAGGTGGTGATATCGGTGAACTGGGCCGGAAGCGTGCGCAAAGCGGCCTGATAGGCTTTCGCCGACTGGCCGCCCTTGGTCATCGCCGCATCAGCACCGCCAATCGCTGAGCGCTGATCGTTGAGTTTCTTCAGGTAGTCGTCGAAATCATCCTTGTCCAACCGGCCGGCAGCACGATGCTTGCGCAGCTGCTCTTCCATTTTGTCGAGGCGGCCATAAGCACCGACAACCGGGTCAATCTGCCCGACCAAGCTATCAAGCTGCTTGGCCTGCTTCTCGGCTTCGCGGGTGGCTGACTTGAGAGAGCGCTGGGCGCGGTCCATGCCTTTCTCGAAGCCGCCGGTGTTCGCCACTAGATCGACCGTCAACTGGCCGAGCGAATCAACTGCCATAAATCACCTCTTCACGCTCTGCAACAGCGCCAGCAGATCCTGCGGCGTTGCGGCTTTCGCCGCTGGCTTGAGTTCACGATCCGGCAGATAGTCCGAGAACTTGCCCTTGCCGCCCATGACGTTGTTGAAGACCGTGGCCAACATCGCGAAACCGTCCTCGAGACGCAGACCATGATTCAAAGGCCCGGTTTGTCGCCGGTACCGCATCCAGTCCATCGCCTCGACGTAGGTCATTCTTTGCTTTGCTTCCGCGACCGTGGCGCCGAGGACGATGGCGAGCTCGAACCAGAGCTCTTCCTCGGGCTCGATTTTTTTTCGAGGGTGCCCTCCGAAATCTTGTTGACCTCACCGATAGCCGCCAGGAGCACGATAGCCAGCTCAGCGCAAAGCGGGCCGTGATCGGTTTCTGGCCCACCCACGATGTCGTCGACCGTAAAAACAGGAACGCCGTTTTTGTCGGTAATACACGACGCGATACGTTGCGCGGCGAGATCGCCGCCACGGTCCTGCGCATCCCAGCGCTGGGTCAGCGAGATGAACGACTCCTGAAGCACGTGGACGGTTGCTGTCTGCACCTTTCCATTTGCGTGCCAGGTGACTTCCTTCCTGACTGGAGGCGCGATGAATGCGCCTGCAGCCTTGAGCGATGCAATACTGAGATCCATGGACCTTCCTTATGCGGCAGTTTTCGCGATCAGCTCGATCTCACCAGAGACCTGGATGCCGACGTTGGACTTCACGACGTCACCGAGCCCGAAGGTGAACGGGAATGCGTTCATGTAGCCCCCGAAGGTGAGCCAAGTGCGGGTTCCTGGCAGCTCAAAATCAGCGCCTTCATTCACCAGCGCGCGGGCCGAAGCGCCGGTGCCGTCTCCACCCGTCAGCTCGACGGTTGGAGCGGTGGTGTAACCCGAGCCGGCGTCGGTGATGGTAAAGCCGGTGACTTTGCCGTCGGCAATCTGCGCCGTGGCAGTTGCACCGGTGCCACCGCCGCCGGTAATCGCGACGACCGGCGCTGTCGTGTAGTCGGCCCCTGCGGAATTCAGAACCAATGCGGCCAACGAACCTTCCGCGCCCACCAGCGGCGCAACGCCTTCTTCGGTGTCGAAGTTGTATCCATCCGACCAGCCCACGACCCATTTGAGTTTTGTGCCTGCTTTCTTCAGTTGGTGCAGGCGCAGATGCGCAGGATTTTTCGGATCAATGTTCAGCCCGAAAGATGCGGAGCCTGGCTCAGCCAACCCGGCTTCATACTCGCGCGCCCGAGACTTGGTGCAGGTCACGTCGACCTGGGCGATTGTGGTGTCGATGCCGTCCAGCGAGGTGAAGCACCCCACGTCGATGATGGAATTATCCGCCGGGTCCAGCGCGAACAGCTCCGTGCCTTGGGTATTCAATTTGGTACTCCCCGATTTCCTGCGAAATCACATATGAGTGGGCATAAAAAAACCCGCCGAGGCGGGTCGTCTTTCAGGTTTTCCGGCTAAACACTCACCAGCCAGGCAACATCGAAACCTTTGCGATAATTCTTCGTTTCGGTGTCGCGCGTGTCGACCCCGAAACCTGTGACATAGGCGTAGCGGCCGATTGATTTGCGCATCGCCGTGACGACGGCGTCAGCCGAGGTCGCGGTGTCCGCGTAAACATCGATCTGCAGGCCGTATCGGTCGGTGTTGGGTTGACCGTTCAGGTAGTTGATCGGTGATCCGCTGACCACCTGCCAGACCGCGTAAGGCTTGCCAACGTTTTGCGGAGCATCACCGTGCGGATAAAGGCGGATCGGAGTGTCTCCGAGTAGCGCGGTCACCGATGGCGATGCCTTGCAGACGGCCACGATAGGAGCCAGCATCAATCCACCCCAAGTTTCAGCATCTGGTACTTGGCTGAACTCAAGAACTCCTTGAACACAGCCTCCCGGTTGTTCTGCAAAGCCGGACGCAAGAACGGATGTGCCCTGTTTTTTTCGGTGCCGAGCTCAACCCACCACCAATAGAACGTGTTGCCACCGCCCTGCCCACGACTTCGCTTGCGCACGCCGACAGACATCACAACCGTGCCATCCTCCAGCCCCAGGGCTTTGCGCTCGATCAGCGCTATGTTTTTGGGAATGAAGTTAGCCGTTTCCGGGTCATCGATACGGGACGCGCGGTCCTTCGCGTCATTGAGAACGACCTCCATGGCGTCTTTCGCAGCGGGAGTGACGACCTTGCGGCGCATTTCGTCGCTCAGTGTCTTGAACCGGGCGGACAGCTTGTCAGCGCCGGTGAGTTTGTACTCGACCCAATCAACCATCGTTTACCCCCTCGCTTGCCGGGAAGGTCAGGTACTCCTTTCCAGAAACCGGGTCGCGCAAAACACCGTGCAGGTTGTAGGTTTTTCCGGCGCAACGCGCGCGCATTGTGGCGTCGAACCCGTCACGGTAACGGGTCACGATCCTGCATGTGGCTTCCGACTGGGTCGACTGCGCGGCGATGAACTCGCGCACGCTCAGATCCTTGATTGCTGCCCAGACAGTGGCAAATTCGACCCACGCCACCAGCGGTTCATTTGAATCCGGATCGTAGGTCGTGACCTTTTGCTCGAACGTAACGCGGTCTCGAAGATCGCCTGCTCTCATCAGAATCGCTTCCTGTACCAGAGCAACCGGCCGACTGCCAAGGGAACCTCGGTGAGTCCGCTCGCGACCGCTTCACGGTTGACGTACCAGTGCCCGACCAGCAGCAGTACGGCCTGCTGCACGTCCTTGGTCAGACCCATTTCCTCGGGCAGCACTGGCGTTTCCACCAGTACCCGGTCGCAATGCTGCTCGACGTGAGTAAGCGCTGCATCGAGATACCCCTGAATCAAGGCATCTTCGTCGCCGTGGTCGACGCGCAGGTGCGTTTTGACCAGAGATAGCTCGATCATTACTCGGTCTCTTTCTTAGCTTTTTCCTCGGCCTCGAGACGCTCCGCCTCAGCTTTCTCTGCCAGAAGCCGCTCAGCCTCGACCTTCTCAGCCTCCAGCCTTTCTGCTTCTGCTTTTTCCGCTTGAAGGCGCTCGGCCTCAGCCTTTTTTTCAGCCGGGGTAGCAGGTTTGGATTCATTGGCCTTGGCGGACTTCGATTTGCCGTTAGCACCGACTTCTTCCACCAGCCCCTTGCCAATCAAGGTGTGTGCGTATTCGTCGTCGACATCGTCGAAGACCTGGCCACGCTTCACCTTGGGTGATTCTGCTTTCAACAGATCCGCATTCCCCGTGAAGCCCCACAAAGCGCTGATTTTCATGCTGCCTCCAAAAACAAAAAAGCCGACGCTATGCCGGCTTTGTGATGGTTACGTGCGTTTTAGGCTTACTTGGGGAAGTTGCCTTTCACCAGCGCTTCCTTGCGGCGCACACCCAGGCCCAAGCGCTCTTCAGCCAGCAGCGCGATCATGTTCTTGATGAACATGTCGTTGATCAGACCCATCTTGAACAGGTAGGTCATGCGATCGAAGAGGATTGCGGCACGGGCGAAGTTCGCGATCAGGAACTCGCCGCCAGCGTCCGCATCACCCTCGTCCATGCTGTCCGAGGTGATAACCGGGCGACCCCAGAGGATCGGAGTAACCAGGCCTTGCAGGTTGGCAAACAGGTAGCGGTTTTCACCATCCTTCTGCAGTTCGATGTTCATCCAGTCGAGCTCGCTCATTACGACACCATCAGCGGACAGCTTCGACTGCTTGCGCACCTGGTAGATACCGCGTCGGACGATGTCGATCGAGGTGTCGCCAGCCTTAGTCAGCGCCGCGCTGTAGGTAGTCGCCTGGGTCATCAAGCCGTTGAGGTTTTCGCCGGTGCCGTCGCCCTTCAGAATCTGGTTTTCTTCTTCCAGCTTCAGGTCATAGCGCAGCAATTCCTGGACGTAGCCCTGCATTTGAGGCACGTCGGACAACGCCTCTTCGGTTACCGGCATCCAGACCGCGATCTTTTTGACGCGGTCGGTTGCCGCTTCGAAGGTCACGTCGCTGGTTGGCTTGGTGCCACCTTCTGCTACCGGAGCAGCGCCACGGGTGTGCAGCAGCTCGCGGAAGTAGGTGTAGTTCTGCCCAGTAACCGGGATCGCGGTGAGGAGGTCGCGAATTCGCAGTTCTTGGCGAATGCCCGGCTGGATGATGGTGTCGTACACCGGCGCGACGACACCGGCGCTGGTGACCTTGACTTCCTTCATGGCAGCCAGATCAGACTTGGTGACCTCAATCTCGGCACGGTTAGCCGATTTCGAAGACAGGGACTTGTAGCTGTCGTCGCTCTTGATCATGTCGATGAACGACTTGCCTTCGCCCGGGCCGCCGCGCAGCTTGACGCCCTTCTGTTCCAGGTCCTGGACCTGATCGATGACCTTTTGCAGCTCATCCTTCTGCGTCTGGATATCCTTTTTCAGCTCGGAGGCGACGGTATTGCCTTTTTCGACTTCCACCATGGCGGCGTCGTATTTGGATTGCAGGCCCTCGAAGCCTTTCTTCAGTTGCAGGTCGAGGGAATCTTTCAGTTCTTTCACTTCGCTCATGGCGATACTCCGAAATGGTTGGCAAATAGGGTGGAAATGTCTTTCAGCTCTTCCACGATCGCCGTGGCCTCGCTGCCGCCGTCACGGCGCAGCGCGGAGTAGCCGAGCGAAGCGACCGCCGCCGCTTCCTTCTGCGAGAGCCCCATGCGTTCGCGCAGGGCGCTCTCGAAAAGCCTGATGTCCGACTTGACGCTGAGGACTTGGGCATCCGGGTTCATGCCAAACGGCACGAATGATGCCTCCCACAGCTCTGCGGACTTGATGACGCGGACCTGCCGGCCGGCGCGCTGCTGGAAATCCGCTTCCAGCGTGTTGAAGCCGATGGACATGCTGTCCAGAGAGCCGTCTTTCATCAGCTCATAGGCGTCACGGGCGTAGCTGACCTTGAGGTTAACCTGGCCTTTTACGTACAGCCCGTGATCGTCCTGGTTGAAGTCAGCCGTGCCAACCAGCCGAGTCAGGTCGTGATACAGCGCAAGCTTCAGTTTCCCGTTGCGAGCGGTCTTCACGCTGGTGAACGCGCCCTTCACGATGACGTCATCGCCCAGGTCGACGTTTTCGAACACCGCGGCGTAGCCCTCAAAGTTGCCGGCGTCGTCGGCCGCCTTCACCTCGAACGGGCAGTCAAGTTTGCTGAGCATTTTTCTGCATCTCCCACCGGGTAACCTGGTTGTATTCATCGCCTTCCAGCGGCAATTCGTTTTCCTTCTCACGAACCTCGTTGATGGTCATCCACCCTGAACCACCAGACCCGCCGAGCGCTGCCTGATAGTACGAAGCACGCCCGGCGCTGTCGGCGCGCAGCAGGCCCTCGACTTTGAACTCGACGAAGCGCGAGAAGGCGCCATAGACCTTGTCGTTGAACTCGTCCTCAACCACATCGATGTAAGGTTTCAGGCCGAAGGTGATGAAGCCCGTGAGCTGTTGCTCAAGGTTTGAACCCATGATCGAGGTCTTGCCAGCACGGTTGGCAAGCCAAAGCGGCACACCGTAGATACCGGCCATGGCTTCTTCCTGAAACTGCTGGGACTCGATGAACTGGGCGTCTTTCTGGCTCAGGCCGGCGGGTACGATCTTGGGGTTGCCCTGCAGGATGGCCATTTTTCCGATGTCGTCCGCATCGCCCTTACGGACGTCCGGAAACTTGGCCATGATCTGAGCTTCCTGCTGCTTGTTCAGGAAGTTTTCGTAGATCACGTAGCCGCCAGTGAACCCGCCCTTGCGCATGAAACGGGACGACCACTGCTGGCCTGCTTTGGCGAGGCCCATCGTCTCCGCCTGATATTCGATCGGCGAGAGCCCGACAATCCCGTCCAGGCTGAACAACTTGAAGTGGAGCATGTTCTCCGGGGATACCGGAAATGGGGCGCCTTCTGCGGGTGTCACCACATAAATCAGCCCGTCCTCGACATTGATTTTCACAGTGTCGTACTTCAGCGGCACAAAACCGATCGGCTCGCCATGAACGTTCCGCTCAATCAGCGCGAATGCGTTTCCTCGGATTGCCATGTTCACCACGACGAACTTCAGAAAGTTGAGCATTGTCATGTAGGGGTTTGGCTTTCGGAGCAGCTTCAACGCCCGATCTTTTCCGATTACCTGTTTACGACCGTCCTTTCCGTCTTCGTACAGCTTCAGCGGAAGGCCGCTCAGGGACTCCGAGAGAATCTTCACACAGGACCAAACCATGCTGATCGAGAGCGCAGTCTTGGTGGTGACCCGGATTCCCGCCTTGGTAGTTTTTCCTCCGACTTCCATGTCGACTTCGACATAGTTACCCGTTGCCGGATCGGTGTAGCCGAAGAAGCTCCAAGTACTTGGGTTGTACCAACGAAATGCCATGGTCAGCCTACTAATCCGAAGAATCCGTTGTTGAGGTAGTCGTCCATGCCGCCCTTCGCCTCTGGATTCAGAGAAAGCAGCGAAACGGCGTTGAACGTGGCCATGAGTGGGTCGATTTTCGCGGTGCCCGAAGCCTGTTTTGTGATGAGAAATGCGTTCGCGGACGGCACGCCCTTGGCGTTACCGCAGCTCCAGGCCATGAGCGGCTGGCCGCAGTGCTGAAGCGTTCCCTCGGCGAGCCTTCGCTCAGTGGTTTTGATTGCGCCGGTGAGCTTCCAGCCTTGGGAAATACCGATGATTTGGTCTTCTTCGATGCCGACATCAGCCAGTGCGTCGAGGAGAGCACCGATACCCGCCGGATCAAGGCCGACCTTGTCCAGCAGGCCTACACCATTGACACGAGCAACTAGAGCCGCCAACTGCTCAACGTCGTCACCGATCCTGTTCACAATGGTCAGGTCGCCAGTCTTCTGCAGATCCAGCAGACGAGGCGCCTCCGACTTGCGCCGCTCCAACACCGATGGGTGTGCCCAGGCATGAGCCCAATGCAGCCATGTGCGTGACTCGCGAACACGCCCAATCACCGACAACCCGAGCAAGTCATCAAGCCCGCCGCCGTCCACACCGACGACAACGACCTCACACTGATCGAGCAGACTGTCCAGAGTCAGGCCAGGCAGCGCCTGCGCTTCCCAGAATGAGGCACCCACCCAATGGTCGGACATGAGCGCAAGCCCGATCTCGACATTGAGGTGCTTCGCCAGGAACCCCCTGAACGACTCCTCGCCATCCATTTGAGACTGTGCGTAACCCCGCTCGATGAAAGCTTCGTCGACAGACAGCCCGAGATTTGGGTTGGTGATGTATGCGTTCGAGGCCTCACGGTGCGCACCGGCGTCCAGCAGGTGTTTCGGGAATTCGTAGAGCACCGGGAGAAAGGATTTGTCTTCGATCTTGCCGTCGCGCACTTGGCGGGCGTACAGCAGCTTCTGCCGAAATACGCCGGCGGGTGGTTCATCCGACTGAGTGGTCGCCCAGATGATGAAACCCTCCGGACGAGAAGCCAGGCCGCCGGTGGCCTCCCTAAGCATGGCCTCAGCGTTGGCACGCTTGCCAAACACCCAGAGCTCGTCCACGAAAACTCCGATGGCCTTCTTGCCTGACACCGTTTCGCTGTCGGCGGCCACGACTTTCAATGTCGCGCTGGTTTCATGGTGAGTGACGAGGCGCAGGTGATCCTGCACTTTGAACAGTGCGGAAAGCTCTTCGTCCGCCTTGATCATGTCCCGGATCGGGATATAGGAGTTGTCTGCAATCTCCTTAGTCGGTGCCAGGATGATGAACTCCCCCGACGACCTCCAGTTCAGCACCATGGCCGTGAGCATGATCCCGGCGGCAATTGTAGATTTGCCATTCTTCTTGCTGATCAACAGCAGAAACTCGCTGATCATGCGCCTTCCGCTGTCCGGGTCGTAGGCGCCGAAGATCGCGGCAACAAACTGGTTTACCCAGTCACGCACCGTCTCACACATCAGTGGGCTACCGGTGGCATCCACCATGCGCAGGGCGCCGAACACCTCCAAGGCCTCTGCCGCCTGATCGGGGAAAAGTGGCTCGAAAGGGATCAGGGTCTGACGGGCGACAATGCGCTTCTCCCAATCAGGGCAGGCTGTTGTCCACTCCATCATTTCACCGATCGCAGCGGACCGCGCCGGGTCCCGAATTTGCCGTTAGCCACTTCAGCGGCTTTTTGCTTCGCTTGTTCTTTCTTGCCGCCTTCGCCTTTGCGCTGATGGACGAAAGGCATCAGAGCCTTGGCGGCATCGACCCGCAATTTGGCCTCGGTGCCTAGGTCGTTCATCACTGCGAGGAGGAAGTCTTTCGGATCGCGGTGGGAGAGCGCAGCGCCCAAATCAAAGTCGGCCGCATCAGGCTGACCAGCATCAGGCTCAGGGCATTCTTCTGCGCCTTCGGGTTTAACACCTTTAACAATCTTGTTAACGGGGTGCAGGGCGTTCAGTTTGAACAGCTCGGCGACAACATCAGGGTCTTTCGCCAAACGCGAACCCGCCGCAGAGGCCGATTTATCGGGACATCCGGCGGCAATAGCTGCGTCTTTGTTGGACGCACCTCCCCTCACCGCGTCGATGAAGGCGCGTTTCTTGGGTGTTAAAGCCATTAACAAAAACCTGAGCGAGGAAAAAAATCTGCGAATGGGATCGGGCGCGGTCTGGAAGTGATCGACCCCCTATATTTAGCCCCCCCCCGTGATAGAGCCAGCCTAATGCACCTTTTCGGTGCGGATTTGAATGTGAATCTATCGCATTAACGACGAGCGGTCATACCCTGCGGTCCGTTGCCTCTTCGGCCTGCTTGACCGAGTCATGGCAGGGCTTGCAGAGGGTCTGCCAGTTCGACCTGTCCCAGAACAGAGCCATGTCGCCACGGTGCTGAACAATGTGGTCAACCACCGTGCCTGAGGTCACGCGTCCCTGGCGATCGCAGTACACGCAGAGCGGGTGAGCGTTGAGCCAGCCCTCGCGCGCCTTCTGCCACTTGTAGCCGTAGCCGCGCTCGTGGGCCGTGGTCTTCGTCGCACGCCATGAGTTCGTGTTAACGACCGTGACGCGCTCACCTTGGGTCTTCACCCTGCTTCCCAGCGTCTTCAGCCTTGGCATCAGGTTCGACCTTGCGTGATGGGTTGATCAGTGAGCGGGCTCGATCAGCTGCAATGGCGAACCACTTCGCTGCCCGTGCACGACGCGCGGCGCAGCCTGAGCAGGTCAAGGGCTGACCCGCAACTTCCAGCCTCGCACGAGCGTGCGGCAGAACCGGTCCATGTCAGGCGGCTTGCCCGTCAGCCGATAACGCAGGCTGTGGTAGTGGATGAATAACATCACCCACCAAGCACGCTTGATGGTGAACTTCAGATTGACTGAGGCCATACCTATTTGCTCTTGCTGCGTTGGATCTGCGCATCGACCTGGTCAGCGCAGGTATCAAGCAGGTTCACTGCCCGATCCTTCAACGCCCAGAGGTCGCCGTTCAAAGCCACGTCTTCATCGCTCTCACTGATGCGCTCACACGGAATCAGTTCAGGGGGTTCGACCCTTACTGCGATCTGCTTTATCGGCGCTGGCTGGCTTGCCGCGCAGGCCGTCAGGCAAAGGCTGATCAGCCCACTTACGAACAGCCGGGCTCTTACGCTTGAGGTCTTCAAAGTCTTTCCTTGCCTGTAGGGCTTTCTGTTCGCTGGCCTTAAGCCGACTGCTCAGGTCCGCCTGATACGCAGCATTGCGTGCCGCCTCTGCGCGTAGCGTAGTGATGGTGGCCTGACTCTCAACGTTGGCAGCCACTGCTTCTGCCTTGGCCTTGGATTCCATAGCGACCTCACCACGCAGCGAGATCACCCGGTACTGCTGAATTCCAACGAGCAGAATGCCGACCAGAGCGATGATGAATGCCGTTGCAAACGCCTTCATGCTGAGTCCGCCTTGCGTCCGAGGAAACGAATGATCAGCTCACGGATCGCCGTAACGCCGATGAAACCGATGGTGCCGCCAGCTGCAACCGAAAGACTCGACGGCCAGGCCAGCCACTCAATGACGCTGCTGGCCGAGAGGCTCAGTGCGCCGCAGATCAACGCCTCCAGGATCACGCGCCATTTGTTGGCCTCTTTGCCTTCGTAAAGCACGCGCAACAGGGAAATGGTTGTGGCCATGATCGCTCCTTGCCAGAGCGGTGTACTGAGGACGAGCCAGACCTGCGCCCAGAAGTCAGGATTTTTCTCAGGCATTTGGTAGATCCGACTGTCCTCCCCTTTGGGGAGCGGGAATGAATCAGCCCCGCAGCACTCCCAGCTCGGGGCGATGGGTGTGGCGGGGCCGAAAACGAAAAAGCCCAGCGCGATGGCTGGGCTTTGAGTTTGGGTGTCGCGCTGAATCAGCTGAACACCGTGGCATGAAAACAGAGCTATTCCATATGGACAACTGTTTTTTATGCGGCCTCTTTCAGGTTGTCCAAGGCGCAATCAATCCAGGCCACTCCAGCCTTTATGAGTTCGCGAGCTTTCATTTCGCTGACACCATAGTGGCGGCCGACGCGGATGGCTGCCCACTTGGCGCCGAAGTAGAGCCATACCATATCCCCCATCTGAGCATCACGGCGGCACAGCCTGGCAACTGCGGCGTCAACAACACCGGCGAGTTCGTCGGTGATGACGTAGGACTTTGAGGTCGATGGCATCACGTCACGCATGATCGCCAATGACGGCGAGGTGTAGTGCGGGACGCCCATGCCATCCATGCGCCAGAACCCCCATTGCTCGAGCATGTGTTCGGTGTCGCCCAGCGGGCGGTGCAGCGGTTTACGCGTGTTCATGATCAATCCCCTGTCCAATTCGATCCGCCGGCGCCGCGACGGTTGTTCTGTTCGTATTGCTCGTGGGCACCACCCATTGAGTGGCGAGCCCTGTTCAGCTCTGCGGCCATGTTGCGCAGTTTCATGCTCAGTTGTGGCACCAGGTCTTCGAGCGGCAACGCCTCGCCTGTTGTCTGGCAGACCCAGCCCGACGCATGGCAGCTGATGCAATCGATCTGGTGAAACACGCCAGTGGTGACACCGGTACCGCGACAGGTACCGCAGTGCATCAGGGGCTTCAGTTCTTTCCGGAATGCAGGACCGTGGTTCTTCTTCACTTGCTGGCCTCCATTAGCTGAGCGTGGACAGCATCAATGCTCACCTGACCACTGTCGTTTGTGCCCGGAATATGTATCTCCTGACCTGAGGTCATGGTCAGCACCAAGGCCCGGCCTCCACCGACCAAATAGGTGATCTTCATCGAGCTGATATCGCCGGGCTGAACCGCCAATTTGCTTCGAGGATCGATCAGAACCATCATTTTGAAACCTCGCCTATGGTTGATTCGCGGGAAGGCTCGCAGCCCTTATCAAACGTGGCTTCCAGAGGATTACCAGAATCTCCGAATCTATCCTCTGTCAACTTATGGATGAGGGTCAGGCCCTTGCTATCTAACAGTGTGTGCCAGCGTTCCAAGGCATCCCGCTTGCGGCTCATCACGTCCGACTGGATGTACACCTTCACGTTGTGGCCCATCGCATGGTTGATCAGCAGCTCACCGATCAGATGGTCAATACCGATGTCTGCCCAGCCGGTGCGCGCCACCTTGCGTAAGTCGTGGCTGGTCCAGTCACCACCACCCAGCCGGGCAAAGACGGCGCTGGCCTGGCCTTCGCTCAGTGGTTTGCCGTTGCGGGCCGAGAACAGGTACTGACCGTCGTAGCCGTTCGCGTGCTGCCATTCGCGGTAACGGATGAGGATGGCGCAGACCTGCTCAGTCAGAGGCAGGTGATGCTCGACGCCGGTCTTCGTGTGCTCGCCAGGGATGAACCACTCGCGCTCGGCCAACGTAATGTGTGGCCACTGCGCCAACCGGCTTTCACCGATCCGCGTGCCGTGGCAGAGCATCAGCAGCGCCAGCATGGCGTCCTTGGGGCTGCTGTCGAACACATGCGCCAGCTGCGTCAGAAGGTCAGAGAGTTGCACGCCGCGCAGCCTCGACGGCTTGATTCCGACCCGGGCCTTCGAGAAGTCGCTGAACTTGATGTCTTTCATCGGGTTCGCCGTGATCAGGCCCAACCGGTATGCCTGCCGGAACGCCAGCGCCAGCAGCTGGAAGACCAGCCGCACGTAATCGATGGAAAGCGTTTCCTGTAGCGGCCACATCAGCTCGGTGTCCAGCGTGGCCTTGGTTATGTCGATAAGACGTGTATCTGCCAGGCGCGGGCGCAAGTGGCACTTTATCGCCGAGGCGCCGGTCTTCTTGCGCTTGGCTGACAGGTTTCGGTCTTTCGACATCCGGTCGGCGTACCAGTCCAGCAGCTCACCGGTGGTTTCCCACTTCGACAGCGCCGTGCGGGCGCCCTCTTCCACTCGAAGCCTGATGCCGGGCAACGCCGCGACGACCTGCTTGGTGGTCAGCTCGGGGAACGCGCCGATCCGGCTCCAACGGCGCTTGCGGACGAGATACCAGACCGGGCGCGACCTGTCCTGACCGAACCGCAGGTACAGGCCCTTGTTTTCCACATCGCGCAGATCCCGGACGGTTCCAGCTGCCTGCCGCTTGATCTCCGGATCGGTAATTTTCACCGCTGCTGTGCTGGTCATGCTGCCACCACGGTCTGAGGGAGCTTGAGATAAGCCCGGATCTGCTCCATGGCGTCGAAGTGGCCCCGGCACACAATGGCGAGATAGCCCTGCTCGCTCAGTTTGCGAATCCATGCGTGCTGACTTTCCGAAACCTGCGCAGCGTTCGGTGGCGTGGCCTTGAACTCCAGATACAGGCCGAAATAACCGCCACGGGCCATCGGTAGCACCAGGTCAGGTACGCCCGCTTTCACGCCTTGCTCTTTCAGCTTGATAGCGACCAGCTTGTGCCGCTGCCCTCCGTTGGGGACGTGATAGATCAACGCCTCGACGGCGGGCATGCGCAGTTTCAATTCCCGCAACAGTGCAGCCTGTTCCAAACCCTCACGGTCGACAGGTTTGGCGCGGGTGCGCTTCGGCTTAAACAGCGTCGGTTTTGAGAGAGTCACGCTGCCACCTTCCCTTCGTTGACCAACACATCGAGGGTGCGCAGGACGCCTTCCAGGTGCATAAGTCGGAGTTCGTCGTGGCTGAACTCAGTCCTGCTGCGCGCATCGACAGCGTCATGGCAGGCCGAGCACGACCAAGCACCCTGCAGGTCGTGCGGCTTGATGCCCATGCCGCTGCGCGTACCGGACATCCGAAAATGCGCCAGCACGGTGGTTTCCGGGTCGCCGTTGCACACGCCTGGCACTCGGATCTGGCAGTCGCGGCCGCGTGCGGCTTTGGTCAGCTTCGTTTGCTTCCTCACAGCACACTCCCGAGCTGGTATTCAGCTGGAGTGACCTCATGCGTATAACTTTTCTCAAGTAGTACACATGTGTAATTAATAGCATTGATCAAGGCAGCAATGGTCATCATGGGCACACCTCCCAAAGGTCAACGATTTCGTGAGTGGTGGGCCATTTGGCCCGGGCGTAGCTGGATGCGATATCGCGGTCAATAAACAGCGCTTGCGGCTGCTCCGGCTCGGCGGTTAGGTCGAGCTTGTAGGCGCCGCTGTACACGGCGAACTGGTAATTGCTGGTGACCGGTGCGGCCAGCATCGGGTTACGCACGCTGTACACCAGCACGCATGGCGCGGATCTTGGCCAGAGCGTTGTTACCAACCGCTGGCGTGCGCCGGGCTTCGACCTCGGCAGGCAACGCCAATGGCATCTTCTGCAGAGGCAGGCCTTCGATGAGGCGGCGAACAGTGATGGCGTAGTTGCGCTCGAAAAGTTTCAGGCTGAGGGAGGTCTCGAGCTTGTTCAGGCTTTCGAATCCGCACTCTTTCGCCGTGTGCCAAACAGCATCGTGGCTCCACTTCGCCCGTCCCGCCATGCACGGATGGACATTACGGCAGGCCTCGCGGTGCGCAGCCTCAAGCGTTGGCAAGCCCAGCATTTCTGCGGTTGGCGTACACCAGCCGATGAACACACCAGGGGCCGGAATGAAATCTCTGCCGGACTGGCGCGCGCCCATGAGCCCGAACTGCAACTGGTCCAGGCTGCGCAACCCTGCTTCAAGAAATGCCTGAAGCCATTCCTTCTTCGCCGCCTTGTACGCCGGCATGTCGGGCCAAGCCTGCTTCCAGGCCGGGAATATCGCCCGCAACTGGCGGAACAGCCCATTGATCACCACGGCTGTCTCACGGTTGAGCTCAGCCTGCACGTCAGCTGGCAGCGGCTCATCCTTGGCAATGAACTGGCCAGACTGAACCTTTGCCCACAGCCCCGAGGTAACAGTCGCAACAGATTTCATTGGCCAATCCCCTGATCGTTCCAGTCGGTGCTGTCGTCGTCGAAATCTTGGGTCGACTGGCGGGGGGCGAATGGCTTGACGTTCGAAGCGCGGTTCAGGTCGTTGCGCACCCACTTCACGAGCATGCTGACCCATTCAGCCTCGGTGTTGACCTGGCCCTTCGGTTCGTAATGCCCGGTGAACGCCTTCAGCACGTTGTCAGTGAACTGGTCCATGGACACACCCTGATGCAGTGCGTAGGTCTTCAGGATCTTCGGATCAGGTATCCAGGCGAGGGTCATTTCGTTGGGCATGCGAGGGTCTGTCGCACCACGCGCAGAGAGAGGTTCTTTATTCTTCTCTACATCTTCTTTAGGTAACGCATCGCTAACGGTAAGAGCGTTACCCTTTGCGTTAGCAGACTTGTGATTCGCTACACGCTTTGCCGTTAGAAGCCTGTTTTTGGCTGTCTTGCCGTTATGTCGATCGAAGTGAGGCAGGCTTATCACGCCGTCGGCCTCCTCCATCCAACCCACCGATTTCATGTGATCGCAGAAACCGGTAACGCCTACCATGCGGTCGAGTAACTTTTTGCTAACGCTCGGAGCGTTACCTTTTTCGGTCTGCTGATCGAACCATCCCCATACGCGCATCAGTTTGCCGACGGCCGCATCTGGATCGATGTCGGCCGCGTCTGCGATCTGGCAGACCTCAGGCTTGTCCAGGGTGGTGAGTTCGAACTTGATCCAATCGCCAGCCATCACGCGCGCTCCTGGAAGATTTCAGCAAGACGGGTCAAGCCCTTCGGGGTTACCAACGGCTGCATCGCGGCACGCTCGATACCGGTTTCGATGTCGGGCTTGAGGGCGGTCACCTTGTGTTTGAGGTAGCCCGATTGAATGCGAGGCTGCATGGCGATCCAGCGCTTCGACCCGCCGCGACGGAAGATCCAGCGGTTCTGCTCCATCCAGTCGAAGAGCTTGTGCGGTGGCATGCCGAGCTGCTTGGCGGCATCGGTGATGCAGATCGCGCCCTCGGCGGCGGCCAGGCGCTTGATGGCGGCTACCTTCGGCGCCTGAAGCTCGATCACGCCGAGCAACCGGCTGTTCTCGCGGGCTTGGTCGGCGGCCAGCTGCAGGGCCTCGGCGTAGTTCGCGGGGATACGTGGCGCGGCCTGCTCTTCCAGCTCTCGCCAGCGACGAACAACAGCCAGGCGCATCTTGGCGCTGTAGCCAGTCAGCAGCGTGTCGGTCAGTTCGCGATCGAGGTTGAAGCATGGAAGGCTGCGGCCGGTGCCGTCTTTGTACTGGGCTGAAAATCCAGCCCAGTCGATTGCCAACTCACTCAGCATGGCGCGGATGTCCGCAAGGACGTTTTTATGCGCTTTGCCGGTCAGTTCAGCGATCTCGCGAGATGACATGACCTGACGCGTCATGTTTTGATTCGCTGCCAAAACTGACGAATCAGGCGGGCTATTGCTCTGGGTGGTCGTGGTGTGCATAATCGGACCTCACAAATGTTGTTGAAGAAGCCGGTCTAGCCACCGGCTTTTTTATTGCCTTCGATTTAGGTCGGAACCACCTGCTACGCTGGGAAGCTCTCACCCAACACAGCGAACCAGGAGGTTCCGATGTCTGTAATTCCGTTAGGTACCGCGAACGTCAGATGCCCCAACTGCGGAGGCACAGAGCTCTCGAAGTCCGGCGATCTCGAAGAAGCCAATACAGTTATCACTTGCGCTGGATGCAGCAGCACGTTCACGGTTGATGCCCTCAGAACCGCAGCCAGTAAAGACGAGGTCATCAGGCAGCAGGCCCTGAACAAGGTCAGAGACCTGCTGAAGAAATGATGTTCTGAGGTCGTCCGGAAGGGAGTTGGCTGTCGTCTCGATAAATTCGAACGGCGGCCGAACTTCGATATAAAGTCGCCCCATCTCAAGCCACCTTCACTGAAGCTTTCAGGGTTGCCAGCGCCTCTTCGGCATGGGCGATCTCTTTCAGGATTCGCGCACGCTCCACCTGGTCAACACGGCCGTCCGCCATGGCGCTGTGCGTCTCCACGGTTACCTCAGCGAACTCGAGCGCGGCGCGGCCCAGCGCCTGATGGATGTCGATCGCGGCAGGCTGCACCAGCGGCGCGATCGCGTAGCCGAACTCACCCGCCAGCGCTTCCAGCGGACGCATGTCTTGGGTATGCAGCATCAGCGCGTAGAGGTGCTTCACGTTGAACCAGTGCTTGTCGTAGTTCGCGTTCGCGCGTTGGAGCAAGCTCACTGGAGGCATGCCCATCAATGTCGCAAGATTCTTGGTATCCGCGTCGTCTACAACCGCGTCACACGCCTTCAGAAAATCCTGCATCCCTAAAACCTCTGATTTGTTTAAGTGGCTGCGTGCCATCACACATTGCAAAATGTTTCTACCGGCTCAGCTGGCAACGGCCGAAGTGGATGGTCCGTCGTCCGGATACAGATCGGGACGCAGCTCATATCGGGTTACTTGTCCAGCCACGGCACGCTCGAAAGGGATCACGAGATCCGCTGGAACGCGCTGATTGCGGTGAACGCATTGCCAGATACGTGGCTGACTCGTGTTACACCGACGGGCCAACTCCGCTTGACCACCGGCCAAACGAACCACCTTTTCGACTGGTCTTTCTTTCTTCGGCATGTTCGTGCCCCTATGAGTCATACACGGAATGATAACTCAAGTTATGAGCAAGGCAAACATATGTTATTTGAAGGCCGATAACCTGTGTTTTACCCTTCAAGGCATGAATACAAAGCTCGAAACGCTCAAAGATCGAATACTGGGTAGGCGAACGGATCTGCAGCTGAGTCAGGCGCAGTTGGCCGAGCGAGCCGGCGTCAGCCAAGTGACGATCCAGCACCTTGAAAGCGGCCGGAATGCCACCTCCAAGAAGATGGTGGACATAGGTCGCGCCCTAGGCGTGACGGCGGAATGGTTGACGACGGGCGAGAATGGCCGAGCGCACCACTCGAAACCTCCTGTTGACCAATCCAACGTTGAACCCGGCCCGCCTATCACCACCGCCGCTCGAAGGATCGACATCATGGGCACTGCGCAGATGGGCCCGGACGGTCATTGGGTCGGCCTCGAGGACGCCGGGGGCTGGGTTGAGACCTGGTCCCGCGACACCGATGCTTACGCCCTACTGCTGCGCGGCGACTCGATGGCACCAGCGATCCGCAGCGGCTGGGTGGCTGTGTGCGAACCGAATCACCGGCTCGTGCCAGGCGAATACGTGATGGTCACGACAGTCGATGACCAGAGCATGGTCAAGGAGCTGCTGTTTCAGAACGATGAAGGCGTGAGTCTGATGTCGATCAACTCAGCCTACGAGCGAGTGACGATCCCATGGACGCAGATACAGACGATCCACTATGTAGGCGCAATTCTTGGACCGAGCAAGGTTCTAGGGCGTATCTAGGTGAGGGGCAAGGCCAGATGCTGCCTTCAAGCTCAATAAGGTGACATCATTGGCTCTCGCAGAGCGAGGACCCAGAAATGATTCACAGCACATTGAAAGAGCTTTTGAATTTGGACGCTAAAGACGCAGCAATGGTAGCCGGATGTGCGACGCTGACCGGGGCGATTTGCTCAATCGGAGTGCAGTGGGTGGCGCCATGGGTCGATAAGAACTCAGCAATTTTTCTGTTTGGTAGCTTGGGCGGCCTTGTAGGTCTCGTAGCCTTAGCGTATTGGCGTAGGAATCGATGATGGTCGAGTGGTTCATCACAAACCTAACCAACTGCTCGCTGACACTATTTCTACTCTCTGGCCTGCTTAGCTTTGCAGTCGATGCCATATCACGCCGGCCGCTTTCTATCGAGCAGGCCGTTGTTCGCGGGCTGTCCATGTCCACAGCGCCAACTGGTTTGGCCTTTGTAATCTGCGCCTTCAATCCGAAGTTGGTTTCTCAGATCGAAGGTGGACAGCTGAGCTTCATGCTGGCCGGCTGCATCTTCATCTTCATCTCCGTCAAATACGGATTACCCAGCAAAGCCTCGTAATGGGGCACACTCAACTGCCCGCCTTGCGCGGGCTTTTTTGTGTCCGATTGGCAAAAGAGAACATTTGTACTCCGCTCACTTGAGAACCTTCTTACGATAGGATACTGTTTATTTATACAGTAAACGGAGGTACAAAATGGCAAAGGCAAACTCGATTCCCCCAGCAGCTCAGACCACTTACGGCATGCTCGGCATGCGCGTCCAGGCGATCATCAACTCTCCCAAGGCGCAGAAGGCCAAAGCCGCGCTCCTGGAGCGATTACCTACCGACAGGCCTGAGGACTGGGATCAACTGCTGGACGAGATTGCCGAGAATGACAATGTGACCATTGCTCACCGTGACGACGGTCATGTGCAGGTCTTCTGGACCCCCCCTAAAGAAGACTGAAAATTCGAATCCCTCTTTGCCCGCCATGTGCGGGCTTTTTTACGCCTGCTCAAAAATAAATAACCTTGGTTATTGACACAAAACAAACCTAGGTTATGATCATTTCCATAACTTGAGTTATCAAAACTCAAGCAAGCGGCACCGCTCTTTAAAAACCAGCAGACAGACCCTGACGCCGAACGGCAATTGAGTTCAGGGAACAGTACGCAACACAGCTTGCTCCCCTGCTCGACATGTCGGTAGGGCCGTTTGCTGAAGCGATACAAAAACAGATTTCACTGGCTGGCCTTCGAGGTTGAGGGCCAGACGGGAAATCCCCCAACCTGAGGCATCACCATGTTCGGAATTTTTGGAAAGAAGTTTAAGAAGGCGTCGGCCGAGGCCACTGCGGCCATGGCGAAGAACGTGAACCGCGACCTGATGCAAGCTGTGGTTTACGGCGCGATCTTCATCGCGGCTGCCGACGGCGACCTGGCCGAATCAGAACTCAAGAAAACCGAGAAGCTGATCGCCAACAACCCACTGCTCAAAGGCTTCGGCGCCGAACTGAGCGACACCATCGACCGTGCCGAAGCTGACTTCAAAGACGGCGGCCGCCGGATCCTGCGCCAGAACGCAGAGAAAGAACTGAGCGATCTGAAGCACTCGCCGGAAGAGGCGAAGACGGTCATGAACATCATGCTGACCATCGCTGACGAGGGCGGCATCGATGACGCCGAGCGGAAAGCGCTGGAGCAGGCTGCGAAGTGGCTCGGCCTGAACCTGAAAGACTTCGAAGACTGATGTACTTAGTCCGAGAAATGGTGGAACGCCTACGGGCGTTTTTCATCGTCGTCCTGCTCATCGGCGTAGTGGTGATCGATTCGGTTTCCCGGGTGATCAGCATGTGCGCCGACGGGTTCCTCGCAGTCCTGATCCTGCTGCTGGTCTGGCCGCTCATAAAAAGGCACTGATACATCCTTCTGCCCATTCACTAAGTGGGCAGCGGAATGCGCTCAGATGTAAGGCAGAACCTTACAACTCGCAGAACCGCGCGGATGAGCACACGCCAGCCCCGGCTGGCCCCCTGCGCAAACAACCGTCATGGATTGCTTGACGATTCACTCTTACACGGAGGATTTGCAGCCATGTAAACGACAGTCTGCCGGCCTTGCCTCATGCAACGCCAGGCGAAACCGGTTCACGTACGGAGGCGTTGTGAACCGCAATGAATGAAAAAGCCCTGCGTCGACGGGGCTTTTTTTCGCCTCGCCTTTATCCGTAAGCGCTCTCAGCGAGCGCTGACGAATGAACGCAACCATCGAGGAAAGGACATGCACCTACAAATACAGCAGAGCCTGGATGGCTATGCAGCCATGCGCGCTCGCGCTCAAAAAGCTACTGCGGAGCTCTACGCCATGATCGGGAAAGAACAGCCAGCCCCATCGGTACGCTTTCAAGTTGTGGCCAAAGGCACTAATGCCTATCACATCGTTGACCGTCTCACCGACAAGGTGCGCGGCTTCCGCTTCGATCACTCCCGCGCCGTGGCATATGCCCAATCACTCGAAGAGCGCGCGGGCGCCGTGAAGATCAGCCTGTCACCGGAGGCGCTGCAATGATCGGGGAAAGCGTGCCGGACCAGCACAAGCAAGCCATCGTGCAGCTCGCCGCCCAGATCGATTACTTCCTGCTCACCGGCAAGAAGATTCAGCACGTCGAGCCAGGCGCCAGCGCCCACGCGCCGCTGCTCGGCACAACGAACCACATGGAAACGCTCAAGGCCAAGCGAGCCAAACGCGCGCCAAAGGTTCGAGCGCTTGCCAAGCAGGGAATGAGCGCCCGCGATATCGGCAAGAAGCTCGGCGTCGACACCCGGACCATCGCCCTGACCGCCAAAGAGCATGGCATCACATTCAGCACGGCCAACTGATGCGCCGAACCAGCCTTGGCGGCCGCATTCAGCAGCGCCGCAGACAGCCTCAACTCCAACTTCCACCCAGCGGGCTAAAGCCCATCCCGGAGAAAGCACCATGCCTACACCAACCGACACCACCGAGTTCTTCGACGAGCTGAATGGTGGTGCTTTCGCCAGCCAGATCGGCCACGCCCTTTCCGAAGTCGCTGCCGGCGTCGTCGATCACGGCAAAGCCGGAAAGCTGGTGATCACCCTCGACTTCAGCCAGATCGGTGAATCCCACCAGGTGAAGATCAAGCACAAGCTCGACTACAAGGTGCCGACCAAGCGCGGCACCCGTAGCGAGAACACCAGCCTCGACACGCCAATGCATGTGGGCACCGGCGGCAAGATCTCGCTGTTCCAGGAGAAGCACGACCAGCTGTTCACGCGCGACGAAGCGCCAATCAAGCCGCGCAACTGATCACCCTCGCTACATCCCCTCCCTCACGAAGAGAAATGACGAATGTCACTGACCAAAGAAGCAATCCAGCTCATCACCGATACCGCGCTTGAAGCAACCGGCAAGTCGCTGAACACTTTCACGCCCACCGCCGTGCTGCCCGAAGGCGCAAAAGTGCTGGATCTGGAGAAATACCAGGAAGGCCGCAGCCGTTTCAGGGGTGTCTACTCCACGCACGCCCTGGCCGACTTCAGCGCTTACGTCGTGGACCGCGCCGAAGAAGGCGCGCGCGGCTTCATCAATCAGGACGAGATGAGCTGCGTAGTCCTCTTCAACCTGGGCACCACCAAGGCACCGGGCCACGCGGACGACCGCGCCGTGCTCAAACTCAAGCCAACCGCCGGTTATGCCGCTGCGCAGGCCGTTGCCGGTAACCGTCTGGCTCAAAAGGATCTCAGCGACTGGATCGAGGACTGGCACCAGTACCTGACGCCAGTTGATGATCAAGGCAACGCCATCCCAGTCGCGAAGGCAATCGCGGCGGTCCGTACCATCACCGTGAAGGCCACCAGCGAATCGGAAACCACCGTTGGCGACACCAGCGCCAGCCGTAGCGCCATGGATCAGATCGAGGCGCGCAGCAAAGAAACACTGCCTACGGCGCTTCAGTTTCACACGATCCCATTCGAGGGCTTGACTGAACAGTTGATCACGTTGCGCATCTCGGTGATCACCAGTGGCGCACAGCCAGTTCTGAAACTGCGCTGGGTCGGCGAGGAAGTGCAGCGCGAAGCGATTGCTCAGGAATTCAAGGCAGTGCTGGAAGACCGGATCGGTGAATCAGCCAAGTTGGTTCTGGGCGGATTTGTATTGTAATTAACTAAATATGCGTGACGCATAAGTCGTCACGCATACCAAACACCAACCCTACACACATGATATTTTTTTTCTTAATCCATAAAGCTCTGACATATCCTCTAGGCGACCCAAAACAAATTTTTTATATTTCTCCACATCCCCATCCCCTCTACTGTTGGCCGAGCCTAACAAAATATTTGGATCGAGGAGTTCAGCTGAAATTTCCGAAAATGATGAATGTGACTCAAGCCCTTTTCGAGCAGGGCCGCCCCACATGGTTGTAGACAAATAAAGCGTTTGCAGCATCAAATCGATTACCTCTATGAAATCGTTCTTCAGGATACTTGTTGCGCCGATTCTCTCGGCCTCATGCACTATTCTCCAGAAGTCAGACTCTATTGCGCTTAACCCTTTAGTCCATGGCAGATGAGCATTGATGAAGGGCTTGGCATGTAGCATTAATCTCAGTATTTCTATCTGAGTAACCTTTAAGAGGTTAACGGAAGCAACAACATCATTTCTTACCTCCCTTAGCTTAACCAAGTTGCCAGCTATAGAGAATTCCTGAACTTCAGCTGCAAACGAAACCAATAAGCCTATTACCGCAAATGCGATCATCAACGCCACAAATTCTGAACCCGCAATCATTTGTCTGTTCAGCAGGTACAAACCTAAACCCGCTGTACTCAAAAAAATAATTGCCCCAACAGCTGTTAAAGCCTTCTTCATCACGCTCCCTCGATTGGCATCAGACTCATCGGTAACAAATACCCCACTTCCACGAATCACGCCACTGGCGAGGATCAGCGATGTCCGAAATATCGAAAGCTCCCGTCATGGTCAGCTATGGCGGCGGAACGAACAGCACGTCGATGCTGGTGGAAATGGTCAGACGCGGCGAACACGTAGACCTGATCACCTTCGCGGATACCGGTGGTGAGGGCCAAAAGATCTACGACTACATCAGGCTCTTTAGTACCTGGCTGCAAGAGCAAGGCTTCCCGCCGATTATCACGGTAAAAAAAGGTGGTCGAGTGGAAACGCTTGAAGAGAACTGCCTGCGCATGAAGATGCTTCCTAGCGTGGCGTACGGGTTCAAATCCTGCTCGCAGAAATTCAAGATTGAACCCCAGGAGAAGTTTGCCAACAACCACCCTCTGACGCTTGCTGGTTGGGGATCTGGATTGAAGGTCATCAAGTGCATCGGCTACGACGCAGGCGAGCCGCACAGAGCGAAGTTCCACGAAGACAAGAAGTACCATTGGCGTTATCCATTGCTTGAATGGGACATGGGTCGAGAAGAATGCGTGGAATCGATTCGCGCCGCTGGTTTGCCACTGCCTGGTAAGAGCAGCTGTTTTTTCTGTCCTAACTCAAAGGTGCCTGAGATTCTGGCGCTGCCGGCTGATCTGCAAAACAGGGCAATCGCCATGGAGAGAAATGCCGAGCTGACTAGTATTAAGGGCCTTGGGCGGAGATGGCGCTGGGAGGATTTGATCGCGTCGGACCGGCAGCAGATGGACATGTTTTCTCAACCTGCCGACATGCCCTGCGGCTGTTACGACGGCGACGCCGCCTGATCACTCCATCGCATCCACCGCCACCTCAATCTCATTGATGGCTATCGGCACATGCTCTGAGTCGTAAGCCTTGTATTGCAGTAGCTCGTCGGCGGCTGCTTCGGACAGCTCGTCCAGATTCAGGCCCTGCTTTCGCGCAACGCTGAGCACGGCCTTGAGTGCCAAGTGCAATCCCTTTTCCCTGTCTTCGCTCATGACCATCCCTCCTGTGGAGGGGTAAGCGTAGGCCATTACCAACCGCATGGAATCCACGATGGATTACGAACTGCACCTGGGCGATTGCCTTGAAGTACTGCGATCCCTGCCCGATGCCAGCGTCGACATGGTGCTGGCTGACCTACCCTACGGCACAACCCAGTGCGCGTGGGATGTGATTATTCCTTTCGCTCCGCTGTGGGAGCAGTACTTAAGGATTGCCAAGCCAAACGCAGCCATCGTGCTATGCGCGGCGCAGCCATTCGCTTCCATGGTCGTCGCCAGCAACCCGGCGCACTACCGGTACGAATGGATTTGGGAGAAAGGCAACGCTACCGGCTTCCTCAACGCCAAGAAGCAGCCGTTGCGGGCCCACGAAAGCGCGCAGGTCTTCTACCGGCGCCAGCCAACGTACAACCCGCAAATGTCCGGCGGGCACCAGCGCCGTACGGCAAAGCGGAAAACGGTCAACTCGGAGTGTTACGGCAAGGCGCTCTCACTCACCGAGTACGACTCAACAGATCGGTACCCGCGTTCAGTGCAGTACTTCAGAAGCGATAAACAGAAAGCCTCGTATCACCCTACGCAGAAGCCCGTTGCTTGGATGGCCTTCCTGATCGCCACTTACACCAATCCGGGCCAGAGGGTGCTGGACAACACCATGGGTAGCGGAACGACTGGTGTCGCCTGCATGCAGCTCGGGCGACGATTCATCGGCATCGAGCGCGACCTCGATGAGAAAGGCCAGCGGCTTGGTTACTTCGATCTGGCGGCCCATCGCATTGCAGAAGCCAAACAGATCGCCGACACGCCCTCGCCGCAACTCGAAATTTTCGCCTGACCCCTTCCCCACTTTGAATCACGCCACTGGCGAGGATCAGCATGACCACAGCAATCGATTTGTTCGCCGGTCTCGGCGGATGGTCTACCGGCGCCCGCTCGGCGGGTGTCGAAGTTCTATGGGCGGCAAACCACTGGCCGGTCGCGGTCGAATGGCACAGCGCCAACCACCCGGACACACAGCACATTTGTCAGGACCTGCACCAAGCCGACTGGACGAAGGTTCCGAGCCATGACCTGTTGCTGGCCTCGCCTTGCTGCCAAGGCCATTCGAAGGCTCGCGGAAAATCGTCTGGCAACCCGCAGCACGACTCCAGTCGATCCACAGCGTGGGCTGTTGTTTCGGCGCTGGAGTTTCACCAGCCAGAGCTTGGTCTTCTTGAGAACGTTCAAGAATTCACCGAATGGGCGCTCTACCCGGCATGGGTCGCTGCCGTCCAGGCGTTGGGCTACCAAGTCGCGCCGCACATCGTCGACTGCGCAGATCTAGGCGTGCCGCAACATCGGGTGCGCCTATTCTTGGTGCTGACCCGTAGCCGCGCGCCGCTGATGCTCGAGCTGCACAAGCGCCAACACGTTCCAGCTGCCAGCTTCCTCGACTTCGATGCCGGGAAATGGTCGCCTATCGTGAAGCCTGGTCGAGCCCAAGCCACTTTGGATCGGGTGCGTAATGGCCGGGAGCGCTTCGGCGACCAGTTCATCATGCCCTACTACGGCAAAGGCTCCGGCCTTACCGGTCGAGACATCAACCGGCCGATCGGCACCATCACCACACTCGACCGTTGGGCCCTGGTGCGCGGTGATGAGATGCGGATGCTCAGTGCCAACGAAGCACTGGCGGCGCAGACCTTCCCCGCCGACACGCTTCGCCCGGACAGCCACCGACTGACGATGCACATGGCCGGCAACGCAGTTCCCCCGCTTGCCGGCCAACGCGTCATTGAAGCGCTGATGGCCGCCGCCTGACCAACCCCAAAGTAACCTCCATAGGTTACATATCGAAAAGTAACCTGTTCGGGTTACAGGGATATCCAAATGTCTGAAGTAACGAATAACGCCGCAGTCAGCGGTGAGTGCAAGCTTGTGCCTGTGACACAGCTGAAGAAGTGGCATCGCGATCTGGATGCCTGCCAGAAAGTTATCTGGCTGCAAGGCGGTTTTGATCCGGCGTACTGCATGGATGCGCAGGATTGCTTGAAGGAAATGGATACGGTGCTCATGGCTCCAGAGTTGCCCACCAACTTCATCGCCTGCAAGGTTGACGAGAGTTGCGTTGGTGCCATTCCTGCACCAGACGAGGATATTGGCGAGCTGTTGATGATGGCAGACATGGCGGATAACTCAGAAGACCATGAGGATCACGCCATGTACATGCGCTGGGTCATTCGCATGCGCAAAGACGAAAGCGCGATCACCCGCCTACAGGCCGAAGTCGCCGCCCGCGATCAGCGGATTGCTGAGCTGGAAGCGGCACTAGGAAGTGCTGCAATTATTGTGCGTAGACACGTAACTTCTAACTGGTCGGCAGATGTTCGCGATCAGGTTGACGCAGCCCTGTCCAAAGGTGAGCCGAAATGACCATCAAGAAACCTTCAGTCCACACGGCTAACGTATTTCTTCCGGGATGCTTAGGTCCTAGAAAACTTGACGTAGTCTTGGCCGATGACTTCGAACGCTACGTTGAACTTTTCGCCGCGCCGCCCGTGACGGGTGGGTTTCCGGAGCTTGTGTTAATCCAAGCCGTAGCAGTTACCCGCGAGGATGAAGACGACGGCATGTGCCTAGAATGGCTTCTTGAAGGCGGTATCTCAGAGCTTGAGTTTGTAGGTACTGTGCTTTTCGCCATGCCCGAAGCCAACGACCTGTGCGACGAGAATGGCAGCGCTGAGGTTTATCTTGCCCCGCTCGTTGCCCGGTTGCAGGGTGACAACGACAGCATCCGAGAATGGGCAAGAGAAGCCTCGGCAGAAATTGACCGTTTGCAGAACATTGAATCCGACCTGACCAAGGCGCTGGAATTACTGCGGCGCTCGAAAACTTCGATGGGGCCTTTCTATCCGCTTGCACAAGAAATCACCGAATTGCTCGCCAACCAATCCGCGCCGGTCGCGAAGGGTGGTGTGTAGTGACGATGCAGCAACAGCTTCTTCCGCCCGCCTTCGTCCAGCCCAATCCTCCGCGTCATTGGGGCTTTCTCCAGCCTGAACGCGAAGTGCCCGGCTACACGATTGAGCAGATGAAGGAATACGGCGCCGCGTGCGTTGCGGCCTTCATCAAGCAAAACGCAAAGCAATAACCTCCCCTATCCCCATTTGCCTGCTGCGTATGCGGCGAAGGACGAAGTCATGCCTGAAGCAACCGTTTTGATTCAACCCATGCCGGTCGAGCGCGACGAGTCGGGCTGCTGGACTCATCCGGCGTGGCCATCCATGGATGATGAGCTGATCCCATATGCCTGGTTCACAGAACGAGGCCTTGAGGTTCGTGAGCGCTCTTTCGAAGGTGACGCTCCTGATGAGCTGCAAGCTGCCTGGTTTTTGAGTGGAATTGCCGACTGCACTGCATGGTCGCCTACGAAGCCTGCCGGTGATGGCTGGTTCATCTTCTCAATTCACGACGCTGACGATGGCCCTATCTGCGTTTGGGTCAGACCACTGGTGACGCCATGACCCGCCTCGTCTACCTCCCCGCCCAGTACGGCAACCCTGCCCGCTGGGTTGAATGCATCGTCGATGACTTCGGCGTCTGGCGCTGCAATGGCATGTACATGGCCGCGCCCTCGAGTGATCGCATCAAGGAGGTGGCATGACGCTGCCTTACGAAAACGCAACGAGCGGCGACAAGGCCTTCGCCGAAATCCAAAAGATTCTTGGCCGCTTCGGCTGCGACAACTACGGGATCATGCACAAAGCGCGAGAGCAGATCACTTTGGTGCAGTTCGAGCATCGCGGCCGCACGGTCCAGCTCCCCGGACACTGGGGCGGTTACGCAACCGCCTGGCTCAAGGTGCATCCGCACACAAACCGCATGCGCTCCACGCTGGCAGAGCATCGACAGAAAGCCGCCGATATCGCCCAGATCGCCGTGTGCTCGCTGCTGCGCGACTGGGTGAAAGCCCAAGTGACCGCTGTTGAATGTCAGCTCATGACATTCGAAGAGGTGTTCATGCCTCACATGCTGCTGCCTGACGGACGCCGCATGGTCGAGCACGCTCTGAAGATCCTACCGCCGCCGGCGGAGTAACCCCTTCCCCATCTATCCACATGCCTGCCGGTGTACGGCGGGCGAGGAATCATCATGTCTAATATTCAAAGAAAAAAGATGTGCATCTATCACGGTAACTGTGCCGACGGCTTCGGCGCGGCCTGGGTTGTTCGCAAGGCCTTGGGCACCGAGGTCGAGTTCGTGGCAGGCGTCTATGGCCAACAGCCGCCGGACGTGACCGGCAAGGACGTGATCCTGGTCGACTTCAGCTACCAGCGGGAGGTCCTGGCCGAAATGGGCCGCGTGGCCAACCAAGTGCTGATTCTAGATCACCACAAAACGGCCATGGATGATCTGGCCTGCTTCGATCCATTTGACCCCGGCGTGCGCAGTGACCGGGCCGACTCGATGGGAAACCACAAAGAACTGGGCTGGGAGACGGCAATCCAAGTGGCCAAGGAGCGCGGCGCGCCGCGGGTGGCTGCGTGCTTCGACATGGAACACAGCGGCGCGATGCTGGCGTGGCAACACTTCTACCCAGGCCAGGAGCCGCCCCAACTGCTGCGCCACATCGAAGACCGTGACCTGTGGCTGTTCAAGCTGGATGGCACCCGCGAGATTCAGGCCAACCTGTTCAGCTATCCGTATGACTTCGAGGTCTGGGACCAGCTCATGGCGGCCGACGTGCAAACGCTTCGTTCTGATGGTGCCGCGATTGAGCGCAAGCACCACAAGGACGTCGCTGAGCTGGTAGCCGTGACCAAGCGTCGCCTGGTGATCGGCGGCCACGACGTGCCGGTCGCCAGCCTGCCTTACACACTGACGAGCGATGCCGGGCACCTGATGGCCCAGGGCGAGGCATTCGCCGCCTGCTACTGGGACACGCCAGATGGTCGAGTCTTTAGCCTGCGCAGCACCGACGAAGGATTCGACGTTTCTGAAATCGCCAAGCAGTACGGCGGTGGCGGCCACCGCAACGCCTCCGGCTTCCGCGTCCCGTTCGGCCACGAACTGACCCTGTAACCATCCCTTCAAGTGCATCGCCTCCCGGGGGACCGGCGGGCTGGAGATACTCATGTCCAAAGAAAACCCGATCCACCACCAAGACCAAGCCCTTATCGAGCGCATCCACGCTCGGCACATCGAGCGAATCGGCGTTCTGGGCGATGAGGCAATACAGTTTCAGGACGCCTCGTACGCCGTAGGCCGCCAACGTGGGGCGAAGGAAGCAAACGACGCTCTGCTGGCCGATCTGATCGAGGCGGCTGCAACCCTGCGGCGCTACGAAACTCTGCATCGCGCGAAAGGCACCGACGACAGCACCGGCAAGGCCGAAGTTAACGCAGCGCTTGCCACGCGCTTCGAGGCGACAGTTGGCAATTTTGGTCAGCTCCCAACGAAAGGCGCAGAGGATGCTGCGCGCCGCGTATCTGCCTGCATTGCTGCCTGCAAGAGCATCAGTACCAAGGCCCTGGAATCCGGCGACCTGAACAACTTCGAACTGCAGCGTGATCGCATGGTGCTTACACAGCAGCGCGACGAACTGATCTCCGCCCTCGAAGAGGTCCTGCGCATCTCCGACCGGAAGCACGACGCGTGGGATCGTGCTCGCGCAGCCATAGCGAGCGCCAAAGCCGAACCACTCAACCCCGCATAGACCCCGGACGGAGGTAGCCATGTCGACCGCAGAGAAACTGCCAGAAAATTACCAGGTAGATGTCGTTCCCGAAGAAAAGATGGCGGAACTGGTGTTCACGACTCGACGCGCGCTTCAGAGCAGGCGCGCAAGGGGCGTCATTCCAAAAGGGGTTTGGAACACGATTGATGGGAAGGTGTACTACAGCATCAGGAGATATGAGCAATGGCTCGAAAGCCTTTGGGATTGCCCACCGGAGTTGAATTCATCGGGCAAACGATCCGAATCCGGTTCACATGGAAGGGTCAGCGGCGATGTGAAACCCTCGGCCTTCCCCAGACGCCAAAGGGGATCAAAACCGCATCAGATCTACGTGCTAACGTAGTCAACCTCGCAAAACTCGGCGTGCTTGATGACAACAGGTACGCCGAATTCTTCCCAAACTCCAGCTACGCAATATCGTCGGCGATGCCCACATTCGCCGCGTACGCTCAGAGCTGGCTCAACGAGCGCAACATCGTCAAAGGGACGAGGGACAACTACCTCACGTCCCTGAACCTGTACTGGATGCCGGTTCTCGCGCCGCTGCCAATTGATCAGATCAGCTCGACGTTCATGCGCAAGGTGGTGGGTGAGATCGAATGGACGACCACCCAGGTTAAGCGATCAGCGCTTCAGCGTCTCAACCCAATCTTCGAAACAGCGGTGCTCGATGGCCTCATCACAAGGAACCCACTGTCATCGATTGAAACCCCATCGCCTGGCAGGAAAGATATCGACCCTTTTTCCGTAGACGAAGCGAACAGGATAGTGGCTCACATGTACGAGAAACTTCCGAAGTCGGTGAAGATCTACGCTGTTTTAGCGGAGTTCGCATTTTTTACGGGCATGCGCCCCGGCGAGATTTATGCGCTGCAGTGGAACGATATCGATCTGGTCAAGCGGACTGCCCACGTGTACAAAATCGTTGCCGAGAGGCAAATCGAGATGCGTACGAAAACGAAACACGACAGGTTGGTGATGCTGAACAGCCGAGCGCTTCATGCGCTTGATGTGGCGAAAGAGATCGCCGCCATCAGGTCCAACCAATCATGGCGACAGGTTAGGAATTCGAGCTATGTATTTCCGCCCTCACGCCGACATGACTTCATCCGCGACACATCGGTGACCGCCAGCTTCTTCGACGCTGCGGTAGATGAGTTGGCTATCCGGTCGCGCCCACAATACAATTGCCGCCATACCTACGCGACCATGTGCCTGATGGCCAGCATGAACCCGGCGTTCATTGCCAGCCAGCTTGGACACAGCGTCCGGATGCTGCTCTCGACGTACGCCCGCTGGATCAACTCCACAAATGACTGGAGTGAGATTGAAAAGCTGGAAGGTACGTTGAGTGGTACAAAATCGGTACGAGAAGACAACGACACGGTGTGAAAACCGCGTATATCAAGACCTTTACGAAATGGCCGGGGATTGCGAGATAATCCCCGGCGATTTGATTCCGGAGTAACCCCATGAACCAGCAAGCCCATGTGCATGGTCCTGATTGCGACCACGATCACGACCACCACGATCATCACCATGACCACGGCCACGGCCACGTCCATGGCCCGCATTGCAACCATGAGCCTCAAGAGCCGGTTCGCAACGCGCTCAAGGACGTGGGTCGCAACGATCCCTGCCCTTGCGGCAGCGAGAAAAAATACAAGAAGTGCCACGGCGCCTGA